TAAAGAAAATAACTCTACTAAACCATCTCTTCGTTCTAGTACCCACGTTCTTTCCTCTTTTTGAACTTTTTGATTTTCTAAAGTTATCATTTTACTTTCAATTTGACCTAGTAAATCTACAGTTTCTTTTTTACCAACTTTAAATAAAGAATCTAATTCTTTACCTTTTGTATCAATTCTTTTATCATAAATAATAGATTTAGCAATTTCTAAGTCTTCTTGTGTATCAGCATCACGATATAATTTATAAGCATATTCATACATAGCACTATTAGCTGTTTCTTTACTTATAAAAACATTTTCTTTATATCCTTCTACTTTAGGAAGTGCTCCTATATATGAATTAACGATTGTCCACAGGTCTACACCATTAACTTTTTTTCCTGCCGCCTTTTCTGTAATAAGGTGTGCATCTATAACTCCGTGTATTCCTTCTACTTTTTTATTTTCCCTATATTCTCCTCTTAATCTAGCATCTTCAATTAATTCTGTAGCTCTATATTTATTAAAAATTGTGGCAAATCCTGTAGTCCACGCTGAACTTTGGTTTGTAAATTTAGGAAGATGTCCTTTCCAAAATGTTTCAATACTTATATTATCTTCTATACTATAATCTCCCGCTTCTTTTGCTTCAGTAATCTTTTTAATAACTTGACCTGCTTCAAATGTTCCTGCATATCCATCAACAACTGCTTTAGTATATTTACCTTCTAAATCAGGGTGTTCACCATTAATAATTTCTTTAGATATTTCATCAGCCGTTTTACCTGACGCATAAAGACCTTGTACTTTTATAGCGGCATCATCTTGTTCTTTATCTAATTTTGCTGAAGCATATTTTGCAAAAGCAGGATTAAGGTCATTTTTAAGAGCATCAACAATTTGTCCTAATTCTGTAACTGTATTACTTTTAGGAGCTCCTTTAAATGTCGCTCCCATATACTTGTTAGTTACTTGTGATTTATATGCCATATATTATACTTTCCATTCACCTCTTCGTTTTAAATCTTCAGTTCTATAGTTCACTCCTGCCGCCGCAATTTGTAATCCTGTTCCTAATAGACTAGGTTGAGTTGCTGGAGTAAGACTACTATATCCTTTAACCATATGAGCGTATGCTTCATTCTCTTGATTTTGTAACATAACCATATCTTTATTATATTGAAAACCAATATAGTTATAATCTAAATCTGCCGCTCCTGAAATATCTTGAACCACTCTAAATGGATTTCCAAATCCTGCGTTCAAAGCAGTTGCCATATCTTTCGCTTTTGTTTGTTTAATTCTAAATTCTTCTACAGCTTTTTCTCTTTGAGCATTTCCTGATTCATTATCAATTTTAGATAAATCGTTTAAATATGATTCATTATAATGACCCATAGCCACTTGATTATCAGCCGTTTTTTGTTTAGCGAGAGCTTTTTTATTTTGATAATCTAAAACTGCTGTACCTACTTGCAGTGCCGCACTGGCAATCATCATTTCAGTTGCTCCACACATTTTTATTTATTTGTTTCCTTTATCATTAATAAGAAGGGCAATTTCCCCACTCCATATTGTTTAATTTCTTCTTTAGCTTCAAAGCCTAAAAATTGAAGCCATTTTAATGACTTCCAATTTCGCCTATCCACCCAGTTGTATATATAAGTATATCCTTTACTCATTTGTGATACCCAGTAAGGACATTCTTTTATAAATTGTTTTGTATGTTTAAATAAGTCTTCACTTGATAATAACCAAGCTATTCCATATTCAAGGTCTTTTGTAGGAGCAACCCCAAACATACCTATAACTCCTTCTTTAGCTGTTCCTATAATAGTATAGTTTCTACCTTTTTTAAAAGTGAAAGGTACAACAAGAGCTTCCAAAGGTGATTGACCATTTGATGCTCTTATCTCTTCTCTATCTGCTATCCTAACTTTAGGTGCTAATTGTAATGCGTCAGCTAATATCGCAGGACGCACATAGTTTTCTTTTTCCATTATATCCTATTTGCTCGGTTATGATAATAACCTTCTACTTCAGCACTTGCTACATACATAGGTAAGTGTGAACTAGATTTAATGTCAAAAGTAAAATCGGTATTTCTACATTGTATTGGTACTTTAATTGTTCCTGAGTGTAATGCAGGAGCACCAATAGTGCTTCCTGAAGTTCCAAGAACATATCCGTTCATTACAGTTGTAGATGTACTTCTGTTTTCAGGTGTAACTTCTGCTGTGAAGAATCCTGAGTTTTCGTAAGTTAATGCTATATTTCTAATTTGATAACGACCTGTAGTTACTGCTAAAAGTCCTCTCCCAGTATTTTCTCTAACATACTGAGGAGATAATGTATACTTAGATTCGTAAGATGTTCCTATCCATAAGCTAGTATGATTACCAACTAACGTATAAGAAGGAGCAACAAAATTTGTAACAGCTAATCGTGTAGGGTCAGAAGAAGTTACAGTTAAATTTGAATCTCCTGCCACTGCTCTTGTAACTGTAATAATAGGTGTTCCACCCGCAGGATTTGGAGCTGAATATCCTGCTAAATTATTAATACCAAGAACTCCACCACTTCCTACAGCAATATTATCTGCTACATCATCATTCGTTCTTGAACCACCAACTGAAAATTCTAAAGCTGGAGCAGGGTCACTATTTGTAGCTGTCATAGTTGTAGATACACCTGCGTTATCTGTAATTGTTATGGTACTACCTACTGCAATATTTGCCGCATCTGAAACTGTTATTGTGCAAGTTGCATTTGAAGCAGAAGTTAAAGCATAATCTGTTCCATCAGTTTTATCAACTGCCATTAATCCTGTTTTTGCTCCATACGGAGAAGTTAAAGTTGTTAAATCAGTGCCACTTGAATATGTACCTGTTACTGATACCATCTTGTCAAGATATACACCAAAACCTAATGTTGCATCTTTTAAATTTCTTAAATCTACTTTAAATAATTTTGTTGTTTGTCCTTCAGCCGTAAATAAATAAACATTACTTTCTATTGAAAATCCACCAAGTATTTTAACACCTGTAAATTCCCATTTAGACCAAGCGGTTTGTACTTTTTCACCACCATCAAAGAAATATTTATATATATACATCGTATCAGCATTAGTTGCTGTTACATCTGAACCTGCTGAATAAGGTATAACTTGTGCATCTGCTGTATCAGAACATAAAATTGCTAGACAATCCTCAACTGTATTACTTATAATTTGATAAGCATTAGTTGGAATTAATGTTTGTACTGAAACTGAAATATCTAAACCATCATTTGTTAATGTATCATCATCAGAATAGTATTCTCTTATTGCTGTATTGTTTGTTCTTGCTTGAGCAAAGTATGCAAACTTTCCTGCTCCTATTGGAGTTACATTATCATCGTGTTCAAAACTTGAAACTTCATTTAAGATAGCAGTCGTAGGACTAATTGTATCTCCTGCGTGGTCAAGTTTATATTGAGCTGTATCTGAAAATAATAATAATGTTTCATTAAATGATACAGAGTTTTTCAAAGTATTAACTTGAGTACCTGAAGCCGCTATATCAATAGGGTCAGTATCTAAAACTTGTGTAACTGTTGTAGCAAAGAAATTAAAATAACTAGCATTTTCAGCTAGAATTAAATTCTCTCCTGATAAAATTCCTAATCTGTTTTTATAAAAAGTTAAATTCTGTATTGTTTTACCTACAAAAGAAGGGTCAGTATTAGTATCTGTTGCATCTCCACAACTTCTATCTGTCCAATCTAATTTTTTAAATGTAAATGTACCATCATTATTATTTATCAATGCGTGAGGCATTGTAGTATCTGTCAAACCTAAACTTGTAGCAGGAGCTAGTGTTTCAGTCCATACACCTGTTCCTTCAAATTTTACATAGTAATCAGAAAGAGTATCTCCTTCATCACCTGTTATTTTGACAATAGTTCCTACTTTTCCATAGTAGGGTAATTTTGTAAAATCTTGTACTTTATCTTTAATAGCATACATCGCTGTATCACCTGAACCATCACCAGTTGTTACAGTATAACCTGCATTTCCATCAGTAGGTTTACCATAAAGAACTGAATTGTGTTGTTCAAAAGTAAATTCCGAAGTGATTGGAGTATAATTATTCAATCCTTCTGTACTAGATACAGTTGCTCCTGTATCAACACGAATTGTTTTAAATGCTATTCCATCAGCACTAGCATCATAATGTGAACTTGCAGTACCATATAAAAGTATATCTATTATTTTAGATGTATCTCTATATTTACTATCTGTAGAAGCATCGTGTCCTGTAGGTACTTGAAATATTACTTCATATCCTTCAGTAAATCCTGCTGTAACAATATCAGGGTGATTAACCCCAACTTTATATTCTCTACCATAATTTGTTGATTTACAGTAAACGTGAAATTCCTCTATTTTTGCCGCAGATGTTGTACTATCAGCAGTGGGAGTAATAGACTTATTGACAACAAAGGTGTAATCAGCAATATTAACCATACGAAAATCAGCTTTAGGATTAGTAGTATTAAGATATGTATTTCCATCAGGATAACTGACAGTTTTTTCATTACCCGCCAAGTCGTAGACTTTAACTCCATTGTCATAGAACGCACAAATGTAACGATTTGATTCATCTCTTTGAATATTCCATATTTTAGTTGTATTAGGAAAGACATTAGTTGCATCTAATGTAGCGACATATTCTAAAGGTGGTCTCTTTGATAATCCATCTACAATATTATTTTGGAAATTAACTTGGTCTTGACCTTGATTAATTCCTCTTTGAGATGGAGTTTGTTGAGACATACCATTTAGAAAATTAGGTATAGATTGTGAAACAACGCCGCCCATTAATAAGTCCTTCTAGTCCTATTTATTATTGAAAAAGTATTAGTATCTCCTTCTAAAATATTTGCATCAGCACTTCTGCTATCCGCTTGTCTAAAAGAAGCTAATGCTTCTTGTTCATCATTTCCTGCCAATTCAGTTAAGCCTTTATCTCCAATATATCTTGAAGCAAAACGTCTCGCTGATTTAGCGGCTATGTATTGCCTTGCGTATTCAGGGAGTTGTTCAAATTGTTGGACTAAGACTAAGTCCACTGTAGGTAGGGTTGTGCCTGTGCCAAATACATCTGTATGATTATCCATATCGTATAAATAACCATCACGAATAACCAAGTTTTTATCTCGGTATTGTGCAGATGCGTCTGCTTGAACACAGTTAGATGGTAGAGGTACTTTATTATCAGTATCTCTTGTTAATGTATAAGCATAATGAGTGTTGAAATTCCACCCCATAGACTGAATTGACATAGATGTTTCATCTAAAATATTTTTAGCGACAGATACATCGGTAGTTACTGTACCTGTAATTGCATTTACAGGAGCTTCTCCAATAACTGAAAGCATCTGATTAACTGTTTGTAATTCAGTAGTCGGTGTAATTTGTGTTGCCATCGTCTATACTATTATTGCTATTACTAAGATTACTCCAAAAACAAGAACAATTTTTTTGTGTCTAGTCCAAAAATGTTTTGTTTCAAGAGCTATTGCGTTTATTTTATCTAGCATATTATTTATTATATCCTCTTTGTTAAATTAACTAGAGGGGATTTAACTCCCCCCTAGACTTTCTATTAAGATATTTTGATTGTCTTTTCTTTCTTATCTTCAGGTAAATCCTGAATCAAAGAAATGTTTAGAACACCATCTTCTAACTTAACTTCTTTTACTTCCGTAAATTCAGCAAGTTTAAATGATTGTTCAAAAGACCTTTCACCAATACCTTTGTAAAGATAATCTTTCTCTTTACTGTCTTTCTTTCCTTTTATTTTTAAAACATTTTCTTTAACAGAAATTGTAAGGTCATCTTTTGAAAACCCTGCAACAGCCATTGAAATGTTATAAATACCATCTGACATTTTTTCAATGTTATATGGTGGATAACCAACTGTTTTAAAATTTCTAAGCTCATCAAATAAGTCATCAAAACCTACTGAAAAAGCTCGGAATGGTGTTAAGTCTAGTGTCATTGTTCCCCCTTTCATAAGCGAGTTAATCAAGATACCCACTAGGCATATCTTGAAGTTATTATAAAGTAGAAAAGGGGGATTGCTCCCCCTAATCTATTGTGGTGTAATAAAGAAACTATTACGCTTCTTTAATTCCTACAGCCGCTTCAGGTCTAAGAGTCCCGTGACCCATAGCATATTTAGCGACCATTAATGTACCTTGTCTTCTGATGTCATAATCTGACTCAACAGCCAAGTCCATAAGTTTAACAGTACCAACTGCTGAAGGGTGTGACACAAGAGCTACGAATGTTCTTAAATCCACAGCTTGAGGTGTTGAACCACCTGCTGTAGCTGAACCTGCGTCTACTCCTGAAGTTACATTTGTTTCAACAAAATGAGGAACTGGAATTAAATCAATTCCTGCTACTCTTGCAACTCTGCCTTCTGCGATTGAACCTTTACCACTGAAATCAGCATTGATTACGTTTGTAGCGTTTGCTAATTTGTAGTATTCTTCAAGTCTCATAAAGCATTTTCTGCCTTCACTTGGAACATAATTTGCGTCTAACTGTTTAGCCGCAGAAAAGATAGCACCTATCATCGCCGTAGCGGCAGTTGCATCTGTTGCTGAAGCTATGTTAGCATCAAATATGTTACTTGTTACATCTCCACCTGTTACGTTAGGTGTAGTTCCTATTGCACATTGACCAATAGTTTGTAAAACGTGCTTATCTTTAACAAAAGCTAAAGCTCTGCCAATTTCGGCTGAGTATGCACTTCTTACGTCCCAGTGGTTTTTTGCTTCTTCAATATTTGATAAAAATACTGAAGATGTTAAAAGGTCATTAATTGTAATAACCTTTTCGTTGTGGTTAG